CCAGCCCAGCCAGTCGGAAGCCGTTCTGGCCGTTGGCACACACCACAAAATCACCGGTGTCCGGTCTACCCGCACCGGGCCCTCGCACACCCTCGGCTCTGGCAAGCGCGTGATTGAACTGGAAATCGAAGTGTGGTAAAATTAAATTGGAGGTATCTCACTATGGCGAAAATTTCCGCACAGAAGTTGAAAGAGATCGAAACCGCAGAGCAGAAGTTCCGGCCTCTTGACACCCCGAAAACGAGCCGCCCCTTCCCCAATCTGGGCATGGAGAAGCCCGCAGCCAAGAAGAAAGCCACCAAGGCGAAACCCAAGAAAAAGTAAGTCATAACGTTTTGCCCCCGCTTTTCATGTTACTCTTGACCGAGAAATTCACGGCCAAGGGAGGATTCACATGGGAGGCAGAGGCGGAAGCATGGGCGGCAGCCACGGCATGGGCGGAGGCGGCAGCGCAGGCGGTGCAGCGAAAGCAGCAGCACCGGCGCAGGCTGCACCCCAGACCCGCCAGCAGCAGCTGCTGGCACAGATCAAGGGCAACCCGGCGGCCCTGATGCAGATGAGTGATCAGGATGCGCTGGAAACGGTCAAGGCGATTGCTGCGCAGCCCATCGCAACGGATGGCACCCAGAATGACACCTTCTGTCAACGATGGTTGAATGCCACCGGACTGGCAAACGAGATGCCCGAGGTTCTGGATGATGTGGCTTTCGGCAAGGCCCGCCGCAAAGCAGGCGCAAACAAACTGTACCACAGTGATGCCCCCTATGACGGCAAGGCGACAACGGCAGTAAAGACCCTGCAGCAGCTTCAAACAGGCAAAACCGCATTTGCTTCTTTCGGCACCCACGGGAGCGGCACCTACCTCGACTATGACGCTGTTGGTAACGCCACTGTGTATGCAGGCACGCACGGCTCTCAGGTAAAGATGTTCCTGAATAACCATGCGCGCATAGCCAAAGCCGCTGATCTAAAACAAGCCAGAATCAATTTCGAGACAAAGCACCCCAAGACGTACCAATACCTAATCAGCAGCCATACAAATACGCAGTGGGGTAAAAGCGAATTGAAAACTATATGGCTGACAAGCTCCGGCTACAATGCGTACGACAACGGAGACTGGGGATACAAAGTCGCATACAGTCGAAAAGCCCTGACCATCTGTTCCACGATCAAGAGCAGACAACAGGTCGAGCGAAAGGGCACCAACTGGTGAGAACAAGGAGGACGACCATGGCAAATTACACCAACAACCAAGTAGAGGCATTCATCTCTACCCGAGAAGCAGAACTCCGGAAAAAGGCCAAGACCCCCGGTGAACTCCGGGACTGCCGCTCTGTTGCAGCCATGGAATGGGACGCTCACACCGGACGCATTGAAAAAAGTGATCTCCCCAAGGGCTGGAAAGACCCCTACGCCAAGCTGGACAAGGCCGCAAAGGCCAAGCCCAAGACCACCAAGGCGAAAGCCAAAAAGTAAGTCGTAACGTTTTGCCATAGGTTCTCTGGTACAATTGCCAGAGAGCCTATTTTTATTTGCCCGGAGGGATTGCATGGAGAGCGTGAAACACCAAATCGAGTACAAACGGCTGGACGAAATCCGCCCCTATGACAACAACCCCCGGCGCAATGATGAGGCTGCAAAAGCCGTCGCCAACAGCATCAAAGAGTTTGGCTTTCAGTCCCCCATCATCGTGGACAGGGACGGCGTGATCATCGCAGGGCACACCCGGTACAAGGCCGCCCGGAGGCTCAAGTTGCAGGAGGTGCCGGTCATCGTTGCGGCAGAGCTCGACCCGGAAAAGGTCAAGGCTCTGCGCATCGCAGACAACTCCACCGGCGAAGTTGCCGAGTGGGATCTGCAGCTTCTGGTGCAGGAGCTGACCGGCATCGACTACGATATGACCGACTTCGGCCTGAACCTCCAGATCAAGATCGACGAGGAGGTCAAGGAGGACGACTTCAGCGCAGAGCCCCCGGAGCAGCCGGTCACCCAGCGGGGAGACATCTGGCTGCTGGGCGAACACCGGGTCATGTGCGGCGACAGCACCAGCCCGCAGGACGTGGAGCAGCTCATGGACGGCCAGCTGGCCGACCTGCTGCTCACCGACCCGCCCTACAACGTGAACTATCAGGGCTCGAACGGCAAGAAGATCGAGAACGACAACATGGCAGAAAGCCAGTTCCGGCAGTTCCTGCTTCAGGCATATAGTCGGGCCTTTGAGGCCTGCCGCACCGGTGCCAGCGCGTACATATTCCACGCAGACACGGAGGGCGAGGCCTTCCGGGCCATGTTCCGGGAGGCAGGCTGGAGCCTGCACGGATGTCTGGTCTGGGTCAAGAACAGCCTCGTTCTCGGCCACAGCGACTACCAGTGGCAGCACGAGCCCTGCCTGTATGGCTGGAAGCCCGGCGCAAACCACTACTTTGTCAACGACCGCAGCCAGACCACTGTCATCGACGACGCAAAGCCAGACGACCTGCGGCACATGAAGAAAGACCAGCTGCTGGAGTGGGCCATCAAAGCCCAGGAGCTGCTGACCCAGAAGCCCAGCAGCGTCATCCGCTGTGACAAGCCGCCCCGCAATGCAGAGCACCCCACCATGAAGCCGGTGGTGCTCTGCGGCAAGTTGATCAAAAACAGCTCCCTGCCTGGGCAGACCGTGCTCGATCTGTTCGGCGGCAGCGGTTCTACGCTGATCGCTTGTGAGCAGCTGAGCCGGAAGTGCTACACCATGGAGTACGACCCGCGCTATGTGGACGTGATCGTCCAGCGCTGGGAGGACTTCACCGGTGAAAAGGCCGTCCGTCTGAAATAACCATTCCCCTGCCGGGGCCGGTTTTCTACTCCTTTCCCGCCCCGGCATTTTTCATAGCCAAAACGGTGCACACTCGGGTCATCCTCCGCCCGTAGGGTTCCTCCAGAGTGGAACCAGTGTGCGCCGTTTTCTCATACGGAGGTGAAACCTTGGCACGAGAATCCCAAATCGGAAAATGGAACAGCCCCAGCGGACTGCTGCGTCTGCAGCGGCTGGCAATGCACGGCCTGACGCAGGCGGAGATCTGCGAGCAGATCGGCGTACCGGTGCGCACTTTCCGGCGCTGGTGCACTCAAGACCCGCGTATCAAGAAGGCAATCAGCGTAGGTGCAGAGGCCGCGCTGGCCAGCGTGGAGAATGCCCTGTTCAAGAAAGCCCAGAGCGGAGACCTGGGCGCAATGTGTTTCTTTTTGAAAAACCGTGACCCCGAGCACTGGAGCGAGCACCCAGAGCTGCGCGGCTACGATGGAAAGGTGGTGTTCGTGGATGACATACCAAAGACGGCAGCCCCCAAACCTGCTCAAGCAGCAACTGAAACTCAGCAGCCTGATCATCCCTGAATACTACGCCGCCCACACCGCCATCTGGTCAGGTGAGTATAACGAGTATCTGGGCGATGGTGGACGCGGCAGCTTGAAGTCCACCTTTGCAGCCACCGAAGTGGTGCTACTCGTCATGCGGGTGCCGAACATCCACGCGGTCGTCCTGCGCAAGGTCGGCAACACCATTGCCACCAGCGTCTGGCCGGAGTACAACCGCGTGATTGACCGGATGGGCATCCGGCATCTCTGGAAGCAGACCAAGAAGCCGTACACTCTGACCTATGTTCCCACCGGGCAGACCATCCAGTTCTACGGTCTGGACGACCCTGGCAAGTTGAAATCCATCGCTGTTCCGTTTGGCTATTTCGGTGTGATGCATTTTGAGGAGTTCGACCAATACGATGGGCCCGAAGAGATACGAAACGTAGAGCAGTCGGTGTTCCGTGGTGGCCCCTTCAGCTTTTCTTTCAAGACCTTCAACTCCCCCGCCATGGCGCGGCATTGGGTCAACCGGTACAAGCGGGAGGCAAAGCCGAAGCAGTTCCGGCATCACACAACCTACCTGACCACCCCGCCCGAGTGGCTGGGCCCCCGCTTCTACGATGACGCAGAGACCCTGAAGCAGCGCGACCCGGTGGCCTACGCCCACGAGTATCTGGGCGAGGTCGTGGGCTGTGGCACTGCCGTGTTTGAGAATCTGGAGCTGCGTGAGGAGATCGCAGGCTTCGACCGCCGCTACTACGGCCTGGACTTCGGCTGGTATCCCGACCCGAACCACTTTGGCGGCATGGCCTATCAGCACGCCCAGCAGACCCTGTACATCTTCGAGGAGCACAGGGCGCAGAAGGAGACCGATGCCCAGCTGGCCGAGGCACTGCGCCGACACCTGCACGACGAGATCATCGGCGATAGTGCGGCCAATCGCTCAATCGCTACACTGCGCGATCTGGGCTTTGACCGGCTGCGGGGCTGCCGGAAGTACGCAGCACACGGCGGCACGTCCGTCACCGACGGCATGAAGTGGCTGCAAAGCCGCGCAAAGATCGTCATTGACCCCCAGCGCTGTCCGTGGACGGCCCGGGAGTTTTCCGAGTATGAGTACGCCATCGACAAAAAGACCGGCGACGTGATGCCGGGGTATGTTGATGCAGCGAACCACAGCATCGATATGACACGCTACGCCATGGAGCCCGTCTGGCAAAAGAGAGGTGTTCAAAACGCATGATAAACCACGCAGATATTGAGAATATCATCGGTTGCAAGACCCTTGTCACTGACCGGATGCAGCGGGCTATCGAGGATTGGTACGATGCAGCCATCAA